AAACTAATAAAAAATGGCTTATGAATGGATAGGACCCGCTATAGCTGCTGCTGGCAGTGCTGTTTCTTCCTTCGTGGGGCAGCACCCGAGCAAAGCTCGCCGATATGCTAAAGAGATGGCCCGTTATAACACTTCTCTAGCTGAAGAGATGTACAATAAATATGAGTCACCACAAGCACAGATGAGACAGTACCAAGCCGCAGGGCTGAACCCGAACCTTGTGTATAGTCAGAATACTGGAGGCCCTGCTGCCGGTGCGGCTAATTTTGATGCTGATAGCATGGTACCTAATGAAGGTAAACCTATACAAGGCGTTGCTAACGCAATTGCTCTGTATCAGCAGATACGGTCTCAGCAGATAGCTAATCAAAATGCTAATCTTGTTGGCCAGTTGACAAATGAGGAGATAAGAGGTAAGGCTCTTGATAATGATATTAAAGAGTCTACAAAAAATTACTCTATTGAGCTCAAAGGTCAGGCTGTTGCAGATATGAATTTCAAGTTAGCAGTCAGGAACATTGCAGACGTCAATAAAACTATTGCTCAAACAAATAGTGAGATTGAAAGAGCAAAGAAACTTGTTGTAGATACTAGTTTATCTGAGGAAAAAAGAAAAGAAGTTTCTCAGCATGTCAAGAATCTTGAGGAAGAGCTATTGTTAATGAGAGAACGTAAAAAGATGTTACAAGCTCAAGTTAAAGAGATAGTAGAATTACTTCCTTTTAAAAAGAATAAATACCAGGCTGATACGGATTATGTGAATACTAGGACCGAGTATATTCCTCTGGATTATGAACGTAATCTTATTAATGATACTAACCAGATGGACGGTTTCTTTGGTTTTGGTAAGGCAATTCAGTCTCTTATGAGGTCTAAAGATCATGATAAGATAGGTACTACAAAACGAGTTCTAACTAAGGCTGCTTATCGTATGTGGAAAGATTTACGAAAGCAGGTAGGATTTTAGGAAAATTTTTTTTATTTTTGTCATACAATTTATATTATGAAAAAAAGAAAACCCTGTATCCGCTTCGCTGTTAATCATCTAGACGAGGAAGACTCGCTAGAAAAATTTAATATTACAAAGTTATGTCACGCAGAAGAAAAAAAAGGATTAGAACTTACCGCGTCTCTCGCGGAGGTATCAGACTCTAAACAGCTTTCATTATGGCCTGTCTAACTCCTTTCTATATTGATGTCATTGATAAGGTATCAGGACTTCCGTCAAAAGTTCTGATACCTTGCGGACATTGTGAGCAGTGTCTCAAGAAAAAGCAGGCTGACTGGATTTCTAGGCTGCTTGTTGATGCCTTTATGTCTCTCTCTTCCTTTTTTGTTACCTTGACTTATGACGAGAGTCATCTCCCCTTTCCTGAGGGTGTAAACATAAAAGATGTACAGTTATTCTGGAAGACTTTCCGGAAGTATAATAGTTTTGGAAAATTCAAGTATTTTTTAGTTTCTGAATATGGAGCAATATCTAGCCGCCCTCATTATCATTGTCTCTTATTTTTTAACGAGCGTGTTGAGTGGATTCCTCTCAGTCGTTATTTGGAGAGATGCTGGACAAAAGGAACGCATAAAATTGGAACGGTTGACCTTGCGAGTATTAGCTATTGTGCTAAGTATTGTCTCAAGTCTCGTTCTGATAGTCGCCATATATTTGACAATAAAACATTTGCTATGATGTCTAAACGTCCTGCGATTGGTTTTGATTTGTTGAAGATTTCTGATAAGTTCTCTGAACGGAATTGTTTTGAGGTGGTTTCTGGAAATAGAGTTGTTGCGATGCCCCGTTATTATCGTGATAAGATTTTTGATGACCTCCAGAAGTATGAACATTCTAAAGAGATTCAGGAAAAGTATGGCAAACTTCCTTCTGCTCTTACCGCTTATGACCGTTATTGCAAAAGAATTGAATTTGAACGTAAACAGAAAAGAATGTAACTATGTTTAAGGTTTTTTTCAAACGTGCGCACTATGTTAAGGTGCGAATTTGCGGAAAGGAGGATAATCCGCAGTATAAATTTAAATCCTCTTTGATACTTCCTAGAAGCATCAAAGAAAACATAGCATTAACCCTTAATACATTTCTAACAGATGGATGCAGTAAATAATGCTTTCAAATGTCCTTATGAGCTTGCAGTTGCTTATGAGGAACTTCCAAAGTATATCTATGATGGTGTACTTTGTCTTCGTTTAACCCCTGACGGTTCTTATCCTATCCCTCGTTTTTTAAACTCTTAAGTTATGGCGAATCCTAATCAAATTTTTAATACCGTTTCGTTTCGGAATGCTAAACGGTCTTTGCAGAATCTTAGCAATACTTATAAAGGTATTACTGACTTTGGTCCTATAGTACCTATAGGTTTGTATGAGATTTACCCAGGCGACGTTATGCGGAAAAGTACTCAGATTTTCCTTAGGGCGATGCCTATGTTGGCTCCGATATTGCATGAGTGTGATATCTATACCCATGACTTTTTTGTTCCATGGCGTCTTATCTGGGAAGATTACGAGAAGTATCTCATCCCTCAGGATGGAGAGACAGCTGACTCTATTCCCGTTAAGCCTTACTTTAAGACTGGTCGTGACTTCATTACTACAGATGCTGCTGCTCTTCGTCTTCAGATAGGTTCACTCTGGGACAGATTCGGCCTTCCTGTGATAAGTGCCCGTTCTCAGCTCCCTGCAACGTCTTCTGATGATACTAATATATGCTCTCTTCCTTTCAGAGCATACCAGTTAATCTGGAATGAGTATTACCGTGACCAGAATTTGCAGACTCCAGTAGAAATTTCTAAAGGCTCTGGTGCAGAATCTATGGCAAATGGTTTTAACCCTTTGACAATTTTGCGCTATCGTGCATGGGAAAAAGATTACTTTACTTCTGCCCTTCCTCGCCCTCAAAAAGGCGAGCCTATAGGTATTGACCTCTCTGGCGTTCCTGGACAGCGTCTGAATGTTCAGTTAGACGGTAATAGAACTGCCGAGAATTATCAGAAATTGATGGGTTTAAACGGTTACATTGCAAATGCTAATCCTGCTGGAAATCCTGCTGGCGTTTTGACGAGTAAAAATGAAGGTTCTGGTACAGCTGTTCCTATGTGGTTAGATCCAAATGGATCTTTGTTTGTTCAGTCTGAAGGTCAATCTCAGGGTTATTTCACTATTGAGATGCTTCGTGAAGCTATGCGTCTCCAAGAATTTATGGAGCAGTTGATGCGTGGAGGTTCGCGTTATTCTGAAGTTGTTCGGAACATGTTCGGCCAGATTCCTGATGACCTCCGTATTGGTCGTCCTGCATACCTCGGAGGAGGAAAGCAGAATCTTGTTATATCTGAGGTACTCCAGACCTCTGAGAGTGTTCCGGAGCAGTCTGCTCTTGGAGATATGGCAGGTCATGGCATTTCTGTTGGTTCTTCCAATATGTGGAAAGCCTTGTTTAAGGAACATGGTTATGTACTTTCCCTTATGTCTATTCGACCTCGCAGTGGATATATGCAAGGTGTCAATAAACTTTGGCTTAAAAATGACCGTTACGAGGAAATGTGGCCGTTGTTCGCTCATCTTGGAGAGCAGCCTGTCCTTAACGGAGAGCTTTACTGGGATTGGAACGATGGTAAGAACCGTGATGAGTTCGGTTATCAGCCAATTTACACTGAGATGAGGACTAAGCCTAGTCTTGTTACTGGTGACCTTAGGACTAGTCTTGACTTCTGGCACCTTAATAGGAAGTTCACACAAAGGCCTTCCCTTAATGCTGATTTCATTACTGTGAGTCCTGATGAAACTAACCGTGTTTTTGCTGTTACTGATGCTGCATCAGGTAGCCATCTGATTTTTGAAGCTCAGAATAATGTAAAAATGATACGTTGTATTCCTCGTGATGGAAACCCAACACTTTAGAGATATGGTTGAATTTTCTCACTCTGAACTTGTTATAATTGCCCTTATAATGGTAGTTCTTCTTTATCTTGTATCTTTTATCTATGGAAAGAAAAATAGTAACAAAGAATGATTATGAGCCGTCTGCTGGTCATCGTCCAGTTGGTGTATCTCAGACGGTACCCCGTCTTTCATTGAGTGTGTCGGAACTTGTAAAGCGATTTACACTTACGACTTTGAAAGAGATGGAGCAGCGGAGTCTTTTGACTTATGACTTCGGTCCTGATGTTAATGGAGATTCGCTTGCTCTATTAGACAGAATAGATTTGTCCGCTTCTTCCTGTATTGATATTACAGATGTAGCCGAGTTGAATGAGTTGGCACAAAGCCAGATTAGAGAGTATCAGGAAAGGTTAAACGAGGAACGACAAGCGCAAGCGGTCGCTCAGGAGCAGAATTTTTCTAAAGATTTAAATGTTGTTAAAAGCAATACCGCAGATGTCCGTCCTAACATTGTGTAAGGCGATACTAAGTCGCTCGGTACACTTTACAAGTGTACCGAAAAGAAAAAAGGCTGAAGTCGGGGACGTAAAAAATGTCAGAAATTGCGCTAGCGCAAAAAGCGATGACGAACGTAGAGAGGAAGAGCTGAGAAAGCTAGCGCAATGGCTGGACATATAAAAAGTCCGCACTATGGAGCCTTGAGATATAGTGCGGACTCGTCCCCGACTTGATACTCAGACGTTTGCGCTGTGACGGACGTCTGCGGGATAGCTGGAGTGACATTTTTTTTGAAGTGGTACGGCCTAGAGCCGTACCCGTAAAAAAATACTTTTAACCTTTAAAACTAATAAAAAATGGCTTATGAATGGATAGGACCCGCTATAGCTGCTGCTGGCAGTGCTGTTTCTTCCTTCGTGGGGCAGCACCCGAGCAAAGCTCGCCGATATGCTAAAGAGATGGCCCG